CATCTCAGTGGTGTCAACGAATACAAGATCGTATGCATTGCTGTCACCACCCTTGACAACAAACTCAGCAACTGCCTTAGGGGCAGTCCTACGAACAGCACCAGCGAGTGCAGCAGCAGTGCTACCTGCATATGCTTTGTGCAATTCGATTGTAGTTGTACTAGTAACTTGCTTAACAATGTAAGCGACGTTGGATAGTTCCAAGATGTCGCCTACAACTACGGTGTCTGCTGCATTCTTCGTAACAGTGGCGTCACCATTGGTGACCGCTACGTTGTTCGCGAAAGTTGCGGCATCAATTTTTCCAAATACAGCCATTGTTCTCTCTTAATTGAAGGGTTTGTCCTATAACTTATTTATAAAAAGAAAGAGACCGACCCAAGGGATCAGTCTTCTTCGCGAGCAGCGATTGCTTTGGTGACAACTTCTAAAAGTTGATCGTCCATATCAGTCTTGGTCAACTTAACTGCCTTAGCAAGAATAACAAGACAGATCTCAACAAGTTTCTCACCCAGTTCTTCATTGTCGGGTACCTTAGCAACAGCGTCAGAGATAATTTTCTTCGCTAGTGGGAGTAAAAATCCAAGCATGGTTTTATAGAGTAACGTTACTCTATATAGGCTAGTCTGCTGTGAACTTCTTATCTTTCATGTAACCCCACTTACCTTTGTGAAGGGCGCGTACACCTTTACTAGTTTTAGTAGGAGCATCATCAGATTTCTTCACAAAGTCTTTGTAACGCTTGCCATATTTCATGCGAGCGTCTTGTTCTTTGTGCTTCTCAGCGTCTGATGCTCTCTTCTTCATATACTTCTTATCAGTAAGCATTGAAGAAGAGATTTCGTTAATCACTTAGAACTCTTGCCAGCGGCCTTGTCGTCATGATCCTGAGTCATCTGCATCATCTTTGCTTTCATGCGATCCTTTGCTTTCTTTTTAGCATCGGAGTCATCCACCTTAGCAGCAGCGGGTGCTTCACACTCTTCTTTCTTAACGTCTTGACCTGGTTCATACCACTTGCCATCACCATCAGAATCCTGCCAACGCTTACCTGCCTTGGCGGCCTTGATGTTCTTCGCTTTCTTCTTAGCGGATTCTCTTAGAGACTCCACCTCGGTACGAACAATTTTTCTTAGTGATTCAGACATGAGATCTTCCTTCTTAGGGTTGATAATTACGTTACCTTTCTTCTGAGTGGTAGTAATATTTTGTTTAACTTGATCGGTCTTCATTGATCGAGACCCATTTCAGAACGCCATGAATATGTATTCTCTTCGCCCATGCGTCTTGCTACGCCACGAGCACCACGGGAAACTGAACGAGCAACGCCGCCCACAACTTTCTTGATACCAGACTTAATCTTATCACGCAGTCTAGTGCGTGGTTCACTGCTAGAACTACTGGAACTTCCACTGTTGTTGCTAGTAGAACCAGAGGAATCGGATGATGTAGAACTACTACCACCACCTTGGGATCCACGCTCGTAACCTTTCTTGAAGTTACTAGCAGCGCCCTTAGCAGCACGACCAGCAGCACCAGCAGCATACCCAGCACCCTTAGATGCAGCAGCACCTGCCTTTTTGAGACCAGACTTAACAGCAGATCCAGCAGACTTCAATGCTGCTTTCATCTTCTCGCGTCGTGCTCCAACCTCAGGTTTTGCCTCAGGTTTCTTATCACCCAGACGCTTACGTGCCTCAGCACCAGCATCTCTACCAGCAGTCTGACCTGTGCCAGCAGCACCAGATGCTTTGTCCTTCAAGCGAAGAGCATTGACCTTAGCAGGACTGGTGACCTCAGTCAACAGATCGATACCATCCAGAATCTCAAAGGTTTCTTGAAGATCTTCGATGTCGAGTTCGTTAAGTGCCTCTACACAGATGTCATGCAGTTCTTCAAACGTATAGTCATCAAATGCTTCGTCAAGAATAATCTCATTGACGAGTGCATCAAACTCTTCGTTCTTCTTTTTGAGTGCTGCCTTACGGAAGGTGATGTCAGTGCGTGTGCCACTGTCCATCTTACCCTGACTTGCAGGTTTCTTAGACCCACCAGCAGGTTGAGGACCAGCATCACTACCAGTTCTCCTACCCTGAGCATACTTGGATCCACTCATCTTAGAGTCACCAGAGATCATCTTGCCGCCATCAGATCTACCGTCCTGATACTGCTTCTCACTCTGACCGTGCTTACCCTTGTAGAGTTCGTCAATCTGATCCTCTTCCTTCACGCAGTTAGGAACTTCCTTACCACCTTTCTTCTTAGTACCACTTGCTTTGTATCCGTCCCAGCATGAGGAAGCACCGACGTTCTTACGTGCTGCCTTCATACCTTCAACCATCTGGTTGTGGAGATCATCGATATCAATCCACTCCCTCTGCATGTTCAAACCGATATCTTCGGGTGCCTTAGCAGTCTTCTCGCCTTTCTTACCGACAACAGAATAACGACCATCAGACTTCTTGCCTGTGATCACCATAGACTGACCACCTTGTGAGATCACTCTACCGATATTACGATCATCTTTGAACTTACCTTTGTTCTTAGTGATCAGTTCCTTTTCGATAGGGAACCCAGCGTATCCTTCTACGACTTCTTCGTGTGAGTCGATAATCTCTTCGACTGTGGTAACTGCGGATCGAAGACGAGCGGTGGGTGCCTGCTTACCTTCCTTCACGCAGTCGAGAATTGTGCGCTGTTCTAACAGGGAAAACCCCATTAGTGCAGCACTAACCTTGATATCCAGCATTGATCTAGGGAAAAGTATAGTATTATTTATTGGAAATAGACTTTTGGTTCTTGACGAACTCACTGAACTTCTTCATTTCCTGCCCAGGAGTCATGTTCTGAACCGCTTGTCTGTACTTGTCGGTACCAACTTTCCAGTCATTACCACTACCATCGTCAGCAGAATGATTGGATTGGTTGTCACTTACTTCACTAATATCCTGCAACCAAGTACGATGTTCAGTGCCATCAGGCATCTGCATGATGACATAGTTAGTACCTCGGTGAGCAACTGTACCACGCATACCACTGTCGTCATGCTCTACAACTGCACCAACCTTAAAGATATGATCTAGCATATAATGATCTCGGAATGCTGCAAAGTCTAGTACAGGTGCATACTCCCAGACAGATTCCTTGACTGCTGCTTTCTCTTTCTTTGCAGGTGCTTTCTTCTTCTTTTCAGGTGGTGTCATACCATCGATGACGTGCTGCATCATCTCCTTAGACTTCTTATATCCACCTGTACCAGCATGGAAGTCATCATGCTTACCACCCTGAGCATGTTTTCTCATCTCACTAGCAGAGAGTTTCTCAATAGGATCTTCACTGTCAGGGTTACGAGCACCAGCAGATTTGATATTGATAGACTTGAAGTCGTAATGCTTACCGTTATATTTCTGTGTCAAGTTCTCAAACTCTTTGACACGATCATCACCAACAACCATAGTGACATGCTCATGACCCTCATCATGTAGGTCACGTAGGATGTCAAAGATATTTCTATGCTGCTCAGAGTTCTGAATAGCATCCTTATGACCCTTGAACATGCCACGCATGTGTTCAATCTTCTGCTCAGGGTGCAGAGGATTCTTCTTATGATCCTGTGATCTAGAAGGATAGATCCGATAGTTACCAGAGTCACCAGCATGTGACTTGACAGCATCCATCAACTTACCATGACCAGCATGGGGAGGGTTGAACCTACCGAAAGTGATAGCAACATGCTTGTCGATTACTTCATTCTTCTTCTTAGAAGATGATGCTTTCTTAGCAACAGCGGCTGCTGCTTCGATAATGAACTGACGAAATCTCATTTGCCCCAATCTTTTGCTACGGTGAAGTTTGCACGAGAGAATTCAAGTCTATCAACAAGTTTGACTGCCATGCCATCCTTGATGGCCACAAATCCTTCTGGACTAGTGACTTTGTATCCTTTCTCATCTTCTAGAAATGTACCAACACCCTCAATTTTTTTGAGGCGGTTGATGATCTGTTCCTTAGCGTTAATGAGATTCATAAATCCTCCCAAGGCGCGATAGATTTCAGACTTATTAGTATTTAGGTATTTAATTGCCTCTTCTTTTTTCTTTGCCCAGTTATCCTTTGCCTTAGGTGTCGTCACACCTGCTTCTTTCGCAGCATATCTA